AAGTATGATCGGCTGACGAGAGTTATCGATCTAATTAGACGATACACCAAGATATAGTAGTTTGTAAAGCCTAGAATACATATCTAGTATTTATACAGAAATATTATGTGCCATAAGCTTCATTGAACTTTCTCTCAACACCTTTTCTGTACACTGGATCAGTTTGATATCTAGGATCAGCTACCATAGCTCGCAACTCATCTTTGTCAGGTTTATCGCCTGGTATTGAGATTGTAGGTATTTCTTGTTCTCCAATCATACCTCTAAGCTTTTGAATAACTCTTATGCCTTCAGCAGTACCACCAAGCATTTCTATTTCTTGATAATCAGATTGGTTGAATGTACCATCATTTAGCATCTTTTGATTCCAACGTACATTTGATTGGATAATCTCAGAAGCATTCGGTCCTATCTTTTCTCTTTCTTTTTGTACATCAAACTCAGCTTCTTGCTCTATACCACCAGTGACCTCAATCACTTTATTGATTAATCCAGTAATAGATTTATTTGATAATTGTTTTTCTTTGCCAAACTCTAGAACAGCTTTGACTACTTCGTCATTTGGATCAACTTGTACCTCAGATAAATCATATTCATCCGGTGCTGTCTCACCTAACTTCTTCTCCAGGTGATTAATGCTTTTAGCCATGTTCTCAATGTTTGGACCATCTTTTTCATCCCAAAATTTTTCGGGAAACCAGTCCGGCCTTTCATAGACTTCGCCTTCTCCAAGTTCCTCTTCTGCTCCAGCTTCTTCATTTTGGATGTGAGAGATTCCTTCTTCTTCGACATTGTTGTCCTCGCTTTCTATGTTCTGAGCTTCTTCTGCCATAAGGCCAGTAGCTTGCTCCTGAGTAGTTTCTTGAGCTACATCTTTTTCATCATTCATTATTGCATCTCCTCATACGTTGAATAATTTCTCTTACAATCGAGTTTTGCCCCTCTCTTGAATATCCAAAAGAAGCATCGCTGCCAGGTGTCCAGGCCGGTTGATCTATGGTAATTGAACGTAAATGATTCAATACTTTTTGACCTTCTTCTGATGAAAACACTCTCATGTAAACTTTATCTATTTCACTAGGTTCATTGCTAAAAACCATTTCGGGATCATCAATCCCATCCCAGCCATTATTGCTGTTGAGGTATCTGATCTTCTGTGCCTGGTTCTGATCCATCTAACATTCCTTGTTGTTGTGCTATTTGTGTAGCTTGTTCTATTAGTGCCTGACGTTCTTGAGGTGTAGTTCTCAAGCTTGCCGGTATACCAAGATTGTCAGCTATAAAGTCCATAGCTTTTTCTTGATTTAAATATAACTGTCCTTGTGGTCCTAAGCTTTGAGTTATTCTCATAAAGTTCATAACTTCGTTTACTCTTTCCATGTTCTGAGCCATAGCAAGGGGAGCAGTAGGGGTGATTTTGACTTGCAGTCCATTGACCTTCAAAGGCAGTTCTATCATTCCTAGATCATTCATAACCTCTAGAGTTCGCCTAACAATCGGATACATAGTTTCAGATATCAATCTTCCAAATGCTGATCCCAGGTTCTGCGATAACTGTTTGATACGTTCCTGAACTTCTGTTGCTGATCTGGCTGACATATTATCCGGTGGCAGACTTTCATCCAGCATAATTGTCTTGATGGATGATATAAGATCATTACTGGTAAACTGAGTAAGACTAGCATCACCACTTCTTGGTAGAGGTGTCAAAGATGCTCCGGCTGGACCACCATTTCTAGCTACTGGTATGATTGCTCCTGGCACGATACGAACTGTATTAGGATTGAGAACACCATCATCAGTTGCAGTAAAAACACCACCGATAGATAAACTAGCATTCTTCAAAGATAATTCTTTAACTTTATTGAGTGACCGGATGTCAGGTAGGGCAGTTAGTACCGGACCTCTTCCATATCTTTCACCAGCAGTTTTCATGTATCGTGAGACTACCCAGGGGAAACTATTAAGTTCTCGATATACAAGCTCTTCATCTCCACTTTGTGAGATAATCTGATAATGTATCTTGCCACTTGTTTTATCGTAGTATGTTCCTTCAATCATCTCGACCATTTCAGTTGGGTCTTGTTCGTATCTGCTTTTCATAGCTGGTGGGATTTTAATATCAGGAAATTCTTGGTCTAAAACTTCAAAAGGTCTCTTTAACCTTCTGTAAATCCTCTCAACATTACCTCTTGGACCTTCATCGAATGAAATCAAAAATGTAGGGATTGCAGTATATCTTATAGGCTCAACATCATCTCCGGGCTGAATAAGTAAAACAGCAGTTCCTATAGCCAGTTCCATAAGAAACTCACCCATAGCCATATCAAACCTAGATTGTCTCATGACTGAGAACATCTGCTCTGAATATTTATCTAGGATTTGTTGAACTTCTATCTGTCGTTCTTCAGGTATTTCTTCTCCTGGGGTCAGTCTACACCAAGATTGCTGGGGAGGAAACAGACCTGATTGTATTCGGTTAGCAAACTTTTGTGTAGACTGAATTGCTGTTGAATCAAACACTCTAGACATTTTATCTTGTCCAGGAACATTGCCTTCATAGTATCCATCGTATAGGTTTCTATCGGGTAGGGCATATCTGTAGGCATCTTCGTATATTGATCTCCAGTGAGCTTTCTGACGATCAGCTTGTTCATATCTTTTTTTAAGGTCTTTTGGATTTAATTTTGTCATGTTTTTTTATGCCTTTTCGAAAAGTTTCTCGCACTTTCTTCCGATCTAAATCCCCATCTTTTTAAGGCTAGAGCCTTTCTTGTAGGCCTTCCTTTTTCATCCTTCATTGGACCTTTCATGCCAGCAAACCTAGAAGCAAAAGATATTCTTCTTGGGTTAGTTCCTTTACTCAAAGGTGGTTTTAGATTTGCTCCTTCTGTTTTTTTAAAAAACTTTCTACCAGCTTCATTCAGCCCACCTTTTGGATTTTGATATTTTTTAGCTACCATCTGTTTTTAACTTACAAGCTGGACATTGAAACTCTACCTCATCACCTTCTTCAACCTTGGCCATAGCAACTTTGCAGATAGGGCATATAGGTAGTTGCTTTTCAAACTTTCTAGGATTGCGAGGATATGATCTCATGCTCTTGGATTTCTACCTGGTCCTAATGTTCTTTGAGGAGCTTCTACACCGACTGTTGGATTATCTCTCATGTCTGACATCAACATGTTTCTTCGGCTACCTCTTCGCCTGGCTATCCTTTGAGATGCTAATTTTGTTCTCTCATCTCTCTCAGTTTCGTCTGCTCGTCTTTCTCTTTCTGAAACTCTATCAAGCTCTTCTTCAGATGGCCCTGGTGGGGCTGGTGTTCTAGATAAACCTAATGCTCTTCCTATTGGTCTAGTAACTGCACTCATTCGTATAATCTCCCATAAGCATAATAGTCTTTGATATCAGGGCCATATCTTTTCAATAATCCCTCTCTATGAAAGTAACATGCTTCCATCCATTTTATTGCTCGGTAATTTGTAGTCCTAACATAGGTCTGAAGTCTATGAAGCTTTAATTTAGCTGGTGCATAGCGAAAAAACCTCAAAGCACCTTTATGAAAAGTAAGTTTTATATCTGTTAAATTTTTTGAGGGAAGCATCCAGGCTTCGGCTACACCTTTCCATAAGGGATAGATACCAAAGATTGCATACACCTGGCCTTTATAGATCACTGTATATCCTAAACCATCGACTGAATAATCTTCTATATGTGGCCTTCCATAGCCTTCTATAATTTCCTGATCAACATCTCGGAACTCAGTCATATGCATGTGTCTTGGATGAAAGGGAACTATCCTGAGATAGATACCATCTATCTTCATAACTTCCATTAATTCTTCTGATGTAAACATAAATCACCTATGCAAATACGTTGAAGTCGGTTTTAGCTACAAATGGTTGGCTGTATGATTTATTACCTCTAGTCATTCTTCTCATCTCACCACCACCCAGCAGACAATAACCAACACTATCGCCAACATGGGAATGTTCATTTTTATTTGGTTTATCTCTGAATCTTTCCTGACCAGCCCCTACAGCTACCCTGGTAAAGTGATAGCCACCGGATAGTGACTTTCTTAGCCTGAGACATTTTCTATTGACCAGGAAACCAGGCTTGCCTTGTATCAGTCTATTCATCGGCATAGCGACTGCTTCTCGTCTAACTTTGAAATCATTAGTTGCTGTTGGCCTGGCCAGTATCCCATGTGTTTTTAAAAACTCAAAAGATGTCTGCTCATAGATACCTTCTCTTGAAGCACCAGCCGGATCACCCCAAACCATAAACTCATTATTTTTTGGAAACCTGATTGCCATTTCTGACTTCAACAGATTCACAAATCTATCCAGGCCCATGTCAAAAGTTACAATCTCATGTAAGACATGCCATGCTCCATTTGGCATTTTCTGAGCAAAGACAGCCGAGGGTGTCAGGCCAAAGTCCAGTCCTACTTGTACTGGTATATTCTCATCGACCTCTAGATCAGCAGACATTGTGCTGTCATCATACTCAGGCCATACCGGCCTTCCTTCCTGAACGTAAGTATACTTGCCTTCAGCATAGCATCTTACCCAGTCTAAATTTTTACCACCAAGCAACTGATCATAATATCCATTAGGTAGATTATGTAAGTTCTCAGCCTTTGGATTTGTTTTAAACCAGCGACCACCAGCCGATATATAACCCTGGGCTTCAGGTATTTCTTTTGGTACATCTTTCAATGGCACTTCTAAAACACCACCTGGTTGCCGGTAAAACTTCCAGGCAAACTTGCCTTTTGGTTTTTCTTTCTCAGCTAATTTATACATCCAGTGATCATCATCACATGGGTTGCTGTCCATCCATATTCCTCGCCAGGTACATCCACCATCAGCCATAGAAGGATATCTTCCCACCCTATGAGACAGCCCATCAATAACAGCTTTTGGAAGCTCTCGTGCTTCATTGACGAATGCCCCAGTTAATTCAAGAGATAACAGCTTCCTGGTATCCTTGGGTTGATCTAATGCAAGAAATATTACTTCACAATCAATACCGGATGCATTGCCCCTGGCTGGTAGTTTTAGATGATGTTTGATCGGTGGAGACCAGTGAAGGCCACCCCAAATATTCTCAGGGAATAATTCCAGCCAGGTTTTTATCGTAGTGGTTTTGAGCATAGGATAACTATTTCTTACAACAACAAATCTAGAATATCTTACACCATCCCTGGGTGACGGCTTCTGCTGTACAGCCCTTTTAAACACCTCAGCACAACTAGCATACGACTTGCCTGATCCCACCGGACCAATTAATCCTCGAACAAAACTATCATCTTTTAAGAACTTCCAAACAGTCGGTGAGGTACTAAAATCTAAATTTAATTTATCAGGTTTTTCCATTATGCATACATCCAGCAAAATTTAGGTTGTTTTGAAACGTCTTGTAATTTTCTGTTATCTCTTGATAACCAGCCTTGATTATTATTTATCTCAACTTCATGTAATACTTTCCAGCCAGCCCCTCTAAGAGATGCACCACTTTCAGACTGAAGGGTATATGTGATTATTCTTTTGCCACCCATAGCCTTCCAAGCTCTCCAGGCCCTGGCATATAAAAAACTATTTACACCCTTTGGAGCATCATCAAAAACACAAGTTCTTGTAACTTCGGCTGTAACTCCATCATCTTTGAATCTTGATATAGGTCTACCAACAATACAAACTCCAACTAATTTATCCTGGTAAATACAACCAATAGAAAATTTACTGCCTTGTACTGGTTTGTTATGTCTATGAAAGTTTTCAATATATTCATTACTATCTTTCAATGATATGGGAATAGCATTAAGTTTTGTCATTAGGTCCTACCATGTTAACTTCTATTACACTCGGCTTTTCACTTTCATGTTCCTTATCCAAAATACCAGCACTCTTAGCCAGCATTTGCAGAACTCTTACTTTATCAATCATTTCGATTTCGACCTCGTAATTTTCACCCACTGGTCTAGCTTTGATCTTCTTAATTGACTGCAATGCATGTTCAGGGATTTCATCCATATCCTTAATCGTAACCTTGCCCTGATCATCCCAATCCACAACATCAGTAACCTTTGCCTGACTAATCGACAGTAAAGCTTCTGCAAGCTTCTCTCTATTCTCAAAAATAACATCTGATCCTCTTAGCTTCTTCTTGATGTCTCTTACACCACCAAGATTATTCATCTTTGGAATAACTCTTTTAGAAGGCAATATCACTCTCCAGGGTTGCATCTTCACTACTAAAACCATTTTGCTGATCAACAGCCTTATAATCTTTTGGGAATATCTTTAGCCATACCTCACCCTTATCATCAGGGATAGGATAACAATCCAACTTCATGGAACTCGGTATACCCATCTTGGTAAACAGCTTGCCTATCTTAATCCACTGGGTCTTCTCATTGCCTTCTCGATCAAAGTATTTCTTAGCTTGAACTAAATCTAATGTTTCTTTATCCATGTAAAACTCCTATATTAATAAATGTTGTTTTGAATTTCTTAATTGGTAAATCCAATGATTAATTCCAATTTTAGTTCTTTTGGATTGTCTTTTTTCTGTTTTCAGCAATGAAAAGTTTAAAGCTTGCCAAAATTTATTTGATTCAAGATTGTGTCTGCATCTAAGATGTATAAAATTATATCCCTTATTTTCAGCAAACTGCTCTACGTTTTCAAATAACTTTTTTCCTAAGTTTAACTTTCTTAAATCTTCTTCAATACAATGTTGATAAATTTTTAAAGTAGGTGAAAATCCATTACCTACAACACAAAAACCACTTGCTAAACCACCATCAAAGGACATAAAAACTTGGTCATTATCTACGAGTTTAGATAAATATGGTTTTGGTATAAACCCTAAGTAGTCAGAGTTTCTCTTGTGTAAATTAACTACATAATCTAATTTTGATTTATTATTAATTTGTAACTCCTATATGAAAAAATGGAAAATATTTTTGTGAGACCCCCACGTATATGCTGTAGGCCCGGGGTAGGGTAGTGTCGCTTTTGCCAGCCACGACTATAATATTTTTTTCTGTGTACATAATCTAAACGACCATCTAGTTCTTGTACATCAAGTGTATCTTTTATTCATTTTATTTACTAGCCCCTTAATTAATTGCTTGGTGTCTTTGGGTTTACTTACCTTGTTCTGCCATATGCTTTTGAAATAAGCTATCGTGTATGGTGGTCTTGATCTATCCTGGTTGCATCTATTCAATACCTTAGTAACTTCTTTCATAAATGCATCTATCGTTACTCCAGCTTCTATCATCTCTTCAGCTATTGCTTCTTCTCTCTTGCTCCATCGCCATTGACCTCGTGTCTTGGTGACTTCATC